GCTTTCGCCGTAAATGCTGTTGTCTTCAGCCATGCTCATGATGCCTGTATCTGTAGGCTTTGTTTGTTTCTTGGGCATGTCTTCTGTGTATACTGTAGATGCAGTCTGCATGTCAAACTCAAGACCTTGACGATAAAGTTGAGTTTCTCCAACATTCTGGTCAACGGATTGTTTGTCTTGGCCCATGATGTATCCTGCGCCGTAGTTATAGTTGTTATTAGGCATGATATTACTCCAATTCTTGCCGTAAGGGTTCTCGTATTAAATTGTTCATTTGGTTGTCTATATTAGACCGTTCTTCTTCAGGTATCACTCTGGGGACTCCGAACATTCCGAATCCCGGTTGAATACCGCTTTTTAAAGCAGGTTCTACTGCTCCTTTAATTACTTCACCAGCAGTTCTAACGTCTTCTGGCGTTACAGGTAATAGCACAGTTTGAGTAGCTTGCGTTGAAAGTCTGTCAGCCTCTGATATCATTGCGTTAGCACTGGCTTTTTCTCTCGGCGTAGAGGCGGGATTATCAAATATTGACCGTGCTTGTTGTCTTAAACTCTCTGCTTCATCGTTCAAATCAAAGGCTTCATTAATCGTTAAAGCTGTTCCTCCGGCATATACAGCACCCCCAATGGGCGCACCTACTCCGGTTCCTGCTATAGCAACGCCAACACTTTTAGTTGTTCTACCAATCCTACCAAGTATTTTGTTGAATTTTTTTCGTTTGGCTTCAAACTCTGCTGATTTTTCAGCGGCTTTTTTATCTGCGGCTAATTCATCTGCTGCACCTCTTTTCGCTGCTTCTATACGTGCTTCTGATTTTGCACCTTCAATTAATGTCGGTTCTGCCTCTATAGTTCGTTGTGCAGTTTCTAGCTGCGTCTTTAAAGTGTCAGACTTAGTTTCAGCTATACTTTTAGCTCTATTAGCATCTCTTTCTTCCGCTATTGAATCAGAGATTTTAGTATCTTCAGGTGTTATTTCTTCTACAGCAATCTTTGGAACTGTTTCTGTCGTTCTGTAGAAACCAGTAGAAGTATATTTTTTATTGCCAAAATAATCAGTAGATCGAAGTCCTAGACGATCAAAAAGGCTATTTACAGTTTTATCTTCACTTCTAAAAGCGGAGTCTCTTAATATATAATTAGAAAGATTACCTGCCTCTGATCTAGGAACATCTCCTGTGTATGATCCCGCGCCTATACCTTTTTCAACATGGCCTTGAAACTCTTCAGTCACGTTACTAGGAACTTTATTTTCTTGTCGAAGACTTCTAGGGACCATACTTCTAACAAGACCTATAGTGTCTAGTGTAGTGTCTTTACTTTTTGGAACACTAGCAGCTATATCTTTAAAATCCGGGCTGTTAATTCTTTTTCTAAAGGTGGCGTTCCAAGTTTCACCTGCTTCTCCTTTAGTAATATCAAACAGAGGATATTTTTTTGCTTCTTCTGCGTCTATTCCTGCTTCAGCAAGCTCTTGCAATCTTTTAGTTCTAATAGAATTTACAAAATCTTTCATTTCATCTGTATATTCGAAACTAAAGTAAGATTTTTTATTTGCCGCACCTCCTGTTAGTATCAAAGAAGTTTTACCAGTAGCTTCGTCAGTATATTCTGAAAAATCTCCAAGAGTAATCGCACTACCTAAGTCACTTTTTGATTTAGGAAAAATACGTTCTACTCTACTCCCTGTTAATCTGTGAAACAGAAAAGCCTCTTTCATTTTAGTAGCTTTTTTAGAGGCTAAAGGATCGTCTGAAGAATCTGCTATATTATCAATATCTTCAAACGCTGCTTCATACAGATCATCCTGTCTGCGAGCAGTGATAAGACCTCGCATGGGTAATTTAGCCGTTTCTTTTTGTCCGGGAGGCCCTCTCTGAGTAAGCCCTGATGCACTTTCTTTACCCACTCCCTTTGAATAAGAGAACCCCTCATCTTTTAAAGCTGGCTCTATAGTAGCTTCATAGTTTTGAAATTTGTAAACTAAATTTTGATTTTTGCTAAGATAGTCTATTATTTCTTTAGGCACTCGTTTTGGATTAAACGGATCACTCAAACTGAATGGTAAATTTCCTGCCTCTTCTTGTTTTTTTAAAAATTTAAGAAGTGATGGTACATTTTTTTGTCTAGTTGAGCCTACGGCATTTTCTGCGGCAAACTCCATAGCATCTTGCAGAGTTGCAGTGCCACCATTAATCTTATCTACTAGCTGTTCTATTTCCATGTTCTAGTACCCGAACGTCGAATCAACGGGCTGGTACACCCGGTCTTTGATACCGCGAAGCTGGTTATTGATTGTTGCGTATCCTGATGTTCTTGTCATTACCATGTATCTCAATGCGTCATAGGCGTGATCTTCTGCCTTTGTGTCTACGTCTTCGCTGTTCGTTTTAGACAGCGGAATACCTGCCAGCTGTTTGATTGTGTTTTGACAGGTTTTGAATATCTTCATACGGGGTTCGTTGGTGTATGGATCGTCTGATAGACGACGGTGAACTTCCATCTTACCCGCTAGTCGGTTCCGGTCAGAGGGTGTCCACCTCACACCGCACCGTATCATTGTCTCTGCGATAGACGGGCCCAGCCCGGTCTTGTTCCAACAGGAGGAGTCAAGCACCGTGTAGTGTGGAGGCTGATCGTCTGCTTCCATCTCCATGATACGGCTGGCGAGTTGTTCGCCTGTCATTCCTTTGCCGTACAGTTCACGATAGACCCAGATGTTGTTGTCCCAGTCTATTGCGCCCCACAGGACACATGACGGAGAACTGTAGCCGTAGTCAGCGGCTCTGATGCGAGGCCAGTTGGTTGGCAACTCTGTAGGGTCAACCACGTGGCGCACCCTGCTGAACTCTGGGAACGCTGCACCTTCGGCAACGTCCCAGTCCCCATCGAGGAGCCGCTTGCGCTCAACCTCTGGGAGGGAGCGTAGCATTGCCTCGTACTGTCCATCCGCCATGAGATATGGGTTGTCGGTCAGACGTGCGGGGATAAAGCGACGGTAGAACAGAGGCTGTCCTTCCTTCTCGTGACCGTCAGGCCACACGAACGCTTTACCTGTCTCTATATCTATCGCTGGATATGTCGTGTTGTGTGGTGCTGCGTCGATATACATCTTCTTGACCCACCAGCCACCTACCCCACCGGGGTTGGCTGTGCAACGCATGGAGAGTTGCCCCATGAGTTCCGGATCGGTTGTACGAAGACGAGAACGTAGGTAGTCCCACACATACGGAGACGGATACTGTGTTATCTCATCGATGCCTATCCACGCAAACGCTTGACCCTGAAAGCGAGTAACGTCGCGGTCTTTTTCTAGATAGGTAAACCAGAGTGTTGCCCCAGAGGGGAAGTTCCACGTTGACTTTGATTCACGGAACACTGCACCGGGGAACGCTTTCGGATACAGCTGCTTTGACTTGTCTATAAGTTCCGTTAGTTCGTCTAGTGTGCGGCGGAGCAGAAGGCCGCGAAAATTAGTATTATGACAATAACGTAAAGGATCAGCAAGAAGCGCGAATGACTTCCCACCCCCAGCCGCACCTCCATAGAGGACATCTTGCTCTGGAGCCGAGAGGAAATCAAACTGAGGGCCATCGTTAGGCTTAAATACCACCTCAGAATCTTCGACGAGATCTCTAACTGATTTAGGCAAGCTGCCAATCGTGCCTTGATCGATGACACGAGATTTTTTACCGTTGATAGCATTTTCGACATTTGCTGCTGCTCTCTTCTGTTCACGGACAACTTGACGATACCGTTTGGCTTGTCCTTCTAGTTGGTCGGCTTTCTTCTTATTACGGCGGATTCTTTTCTGCGTCTCACGGCGGGCTGTTTCTGCACGGGAAAGGTTGTAGTTTGCTTTCGGTGCGTTTGGGTCTTTCTTAGGTCGCCCACGTTTGCGCTTGGGTGGATCGGTGGGAGTTTCATCCATAATGACTCTTCGGTTTGTAGCGTTTGTTGGGTGACTTAGCGTGGCGACCCTTTCGGCGGATACGCAACTTCTGTCGTGGTCCTGCTAGAGATAGTTTCTTGGGCACGGCTCTATCCTAAAATTTATTTGCTGCCTTTAAACGGTAGACTCAATACTTTGTCTATAGACATACCTATAGCTTTTTCAAAATCAACTTTGGCAGATTCAGCAGCGGCTTTTTCTTTTAGAGTTTCAGCTTGTGATAGGCGTAGATCAATACTTGCTGCCTCTAACTGTTTCTTTTTAAGAGCGTCGTTGTAGGCTCTTTCTTCGTTCGTTGTGCGGCCGGGGGGGTTGTTAGATTTGGGGGGTTTGTTAGATTTACGCTCTCCCTCAGTTCCCGGGGGCGTTCCCTCTTGACGACGACTGCGTTGTCCGTTGTAGTATGTTTTCATGGTGTTAAAACCTTACCTTATATTTAAGACCAATCTTCTTTTCGCCTTTAACATCTTCGGCGTATCCTTGAAGATTGCGTGTGAAGTTGTGAGTGACACGAACGTCTGGGTTTTTTAAATCTTTAAATTTACTTTTTACGTTTATGTTTGTTCTGCCTCTACCAGCGTCAAATTCTGCTGTGCCTTGAGCAAGACTAATTCTTGGTTGTATGTAGGGTCTATCGCTCATTATTTCGGTCTTTTTACATTAGGAGAATAGCCTGTATCTCCTCTTGTGCCTAGTCGTGATGTTCCGCCTAACACCCTCGCGCCGTATTTATTCACACCTGCTTGCCGTATCCTGTGAGTTCTCTCGTCAAAAGCCTTTTGTTGGTTGAGTTTTCGTTTTTTAAGATTTTCTTCCCTTTTCTCACGGGCAGATAATCTAGTCCTCTTTGCATCCTCTGCTTGAATTTTACTATATAGTCTTTCAGTGATAGGAAGAATCTCTGAGCCAGCATCAATTGCCTGACGAGGTTGTTGGTATTTTGAATCACTCATTGATCTGTATCTCCTTTTTCGGCGGTAGCAGAACTACGCCGTGTACAGCTTGTACATTGTGGTTTATTGTTTCTTGTTTGCCGAGCCCTACACGGTTCAGGAGAGCTTCTGCTGCACGTAGCCGTACTTCAGCACGTGGTTCGCTGCCATCGTCGTCTATGGTCGCTACAATACGGTTGACAGCCTTTACTGCGTGTGCTGCCATGACGTGTTTGCTGCGTTCGATGATCTCTTC